TCCCGCGGTCCACTGCCGCCGCCTTCAATATCGAACGAGTTATAGATGAGCTTTCGGAGAGCGCCGGCCTCCGCGACAAGTGCTGCTGTTTCCGGATTAGCCCGCTTGGCGACATTCCGCGCGGCCGGAAACTTCGCATAGTAGGCGTCGAGCTGTGCGTTGGTCGTCGAAAGGAACTCTTCTAAGGTTTCAAGGGAGAATGCTTGCCGATAGGTCTTAGCCTGATTGGCGACCTCCGCAGCGCGGGCCGGATCCTGAAGCCTCACCTTGGCCGGGATAGTGGACTCAATCGCCTGAGCAACGGAATCACCGGAAATCTGCCGAAGGCGCTGTGGTCCCGCGACCGCGTCGTACTGCGCCCGGACCGCTTGCTTCGCTAAAGGAATCGCCGCCTGAAGGTCATCAAGACCGCTGATCGCGTGGCCGAGTTGAGACTCGACCGCCTTGACTTCCGGCATGGCCCGCAAGAGGTCATCAGCGAACCCGACGTTAGAATTCTTTGGCTTGATCGCCTGAACCATCGCCCGGACTGGCGTACTCGGACGGCCAAGCGCGACCTCTGCGCCTTTCGCGGCTACTGCCTTCGCGGCTTGCCCGCTTCGGACAACGGCGCGCTCACCAGCGGCTCCCGTCGCCCGAGCGCCTCTCACAATCGCCTGCTGGCCTTTTGGCGTTGGCGCCAGGACGGATCCCACCATTCCGGCGAGCGCCCCGGTTCCATGAGCCACTTTGTTAACGTCGCCTTCAAGTGTGCCCTCAACCATCTCTCGGCCCGCTCTTACCGGAGCCATGACAATCTCTTTCAGGATGGCCGGAACGGTTTCGCGTGGATCCGTGGTTAGCAGCGTCTTTCCCGCATCCCAGAGGTTCCGAGCCGTTCCAAGGATCGGGCTTGCCGGATCGATCCCAACACCCTCCAGCGCGCCCACGACGAATTCCTGAACAGGCATTGCCGGAGCCACCGTTGCCCGCCCTGACGGATCGCCGCCGGCATCATCCGGCCGGAAGCGAACACGCGAAGGCGCGGGCGCCTCGTCTGGTGTGAACCTGACTTGAGCCAAGATTTATTTTCCTTTAGTTGGTCGTGGGTTATAGTGAGCGAATGCTTCGACGTTTATGGCATGTGTGGGCCATCGCCATCCTAATCCTCACGTATATCGGCGTCGGCTTTACGAGCCCTGAAGAGTGGGCCGGCGCGCTTGCCGCCATACTATTGCCTGTCGCCATCTGGGCCGCAGGCCGATACGTTGTCGGTCGACGCCACCGCCGCAAAATGGTTGCGTCCCGCTGGGCCGACTAACCGCTACTGCCGCCTGAAACCCTCACGCTGCGCTTGAATCCAATCGGCTGCCGGTATTGTTCCCGCCTTCCCATCAGGCGAGATAACGCGAATCTCTCCAGAGGACTCGCCCCGCATCATTTCACGCTGATATGTTTCCGGAGTCGCCATTGCATTGCGCGTGTTCTGGAGATTCTTCTCGATTACGAGAAGTTCCTTCATAAAGTCGCCCTCCGGCATGGAGCGGTCGAGAGCGGTAACGGCTGACTGAATGGCGCTGAATTCTCGGTCAGACATTGAACCCAGACCGCGCAAGAACTGCAACTTGGGAAGCGACAATTGCGCTTTGAGCGTATCGACAAATTCAGCGTAGGCGCGCGCCGGCGTGCCTGACATCGGCTGATCCAGTGCCCCAAATAAACTGTAGAACCCTTTAGCGCCCACGGCGCCACTACGGCCTTCATGCGTCTTAAGTGTCTGGATGGAGTTCCACGCCGAATCCAGAATATCTCGCAAGGCGGCTGTCTTTTGATTGGCAAGCCGACTCCCTTGACCTGAATTCGCAATTGTCTGTAGAACCTGACCGCGCTGCGTGGGAGTCATGTCTTTCAGTATGTCCGGATTGCCGATCACCATCTCCGCAAGGTTCGCGAGGCTCTGATCGTCAGTGCCGCCTGCCGTCGCTCGAGCTTGCGCCATGTCCTGACCGCGCCGCGTGAGAGCCAAGGCTTGAGCGCCCTGTGCCTCGTCGACAAGGTTGGCGCGCTCCACTTCGTTCTGTTTCCGGCGCTCTAATACCGCCTCCAGGCCTGCATAGTAATCCGCGTTTTCCTGAGAGAATTCCGTCGGGAGTTCCGCGACGAGTTCTTCCGGTAGTCGCCGACGGAGGAATGAAAGCGCCGCCGTCCACTGGTTTTGGTTTGTGGCCGAGCCCAGATTGTCCTGAATAAGCTTCACATTTGCCGCAACAACGTCGGCCTCGGTCTTGGCTGTACCCGCCTGAGTGCCGGCAAGGTCCGCCGCTCTTTTCGGCGCCGCGTCGTCGTACTGCTGACGCGCAAAGTTTTCCGCCATCTGCTGTTCTGCCGTGCGGACTGTGCCGATAAGAGCCGTCAGAGTTGCGTCGTCAGGCTGTGCTTCGGTGAGCTTTTGGGCGAGTTCGCCATAGCCGGAAATGCCGAGCATCTGAATGGCCGCCTGCCAGGCTTGCCCACGTTGTTCAGGAGGTAAGCCTTTGATCCCAGCAGCCATGCCACCGAACATTTTCAAGCCAGCCTGCGCTCGCTCCAGCTTGGCTTTCTCATCAGCCTCGGCTTGCAATCTCGGACGATCCAGTCGCGCCTGTCTCACGTCCTCCAGCTGCATTTGACCGATTTCGTTCTGCTGCTGCATCCCCTTCAACTGCATCAACTGGCTGACGCTGTTGATGGGATTGAACGCCGGTTGCTGTCGTCGGGCTAGCGCAATAATGTTCGGATCGGTCGCCATTAGATCAACCCCATTGCTTTCATTTGCGCGTAGCTCGAGAAACCGCCCGCGGCGTTATTGATGAAGTCCGAATAGTTGCCCGCATTCGTGACGTAGCCTGTGGCTCGAGAGTTCGCCGCATTCTGAAGATTGCCCGCCTGCTGGTTGCCCAGATTCAGCGTGATATTCGAGGCGTTGTTCCCGTAGTTCTGGCTGGCCGTTCCGAGTTGGCCCGCGGCTACCGGAGAGAGTCCCGCAATCGAGGCAATCCGGTTAAAGCGGTTGGCTTGGTCGTTGTTGAACTTGTTGTAAGCGAGATCGTATTCACTACGCGCTCGGTTGTACGAGTTCTGATACTCGGTGGAGGCGAACTCTTGACCGTACCGCTCCAAGGCTTTGAACTGTGAGCCCGATAGCGTCATACCCCTTGCGGAGCCGCTGTTCTCGACCGCCCGCTGGCCTTCGGCCCTTCGGAACGCCATGGACGGATCCTGTTGGGCTTGCGAGGCGCTGAACGCGAAGTCATAAGGGAACGCCGCGAGTAAGGGACTGTCGAGAACAGGATCGCCCGTCGGTCCTGATATCGGATAGCGCGCGCCGGTTTGCGCTTGGCCTGTGGTATTCGTGCCAAACTGAAAGAAGGCGTCTAGCGCGCTCTGCTGACCAGGCTGAAGACCGGAACCCATAAACTGGTTAATCGGCTGCCCGTTGAAGAGGTAACCGCCATTGACGTTGGAGGTCACTTGAACCGGACGACCTTGAGAGTCGAGCGGAACACCTCCTGAGCGTAGAGCCTGATCGAGTCCCGGCTGCGTCCACACTTCACCCGTAAAGGTGCGTATGGCGCCATCCGGCATTCTCACGGAGAGTGAGCCGTTTCCACCCGTGGTCTGCGTTGTGGGCGTCTGCGTCGTTCCCGTAGTCGGCGTGGTTCCGGTTGTCGGAGTCGTGCCAGGGACCGCAGGGTTCTGAGTAGTCGGCTGTTGGTAATAGGTAAAGAGCGCCTGACGCTGTTCTTCGGACATCGGCTGTCCGAGAAAGACGTTGATCGGGAGTCCGATTTGCTCACCTTGAGGTTTGAACAAATACCCGCCGTTGACGTTCGCTATCACTTCGGCAGGCTGCCCGTTGATGATCGGAACCCCGCCCGCTCTCAAAGCAAAGTCCATGTCGGGAGTAATCGCGCTGAAGTTCCGCGTGGAACCATCGGGCATCCGAATGGTAATCATCGGAGCGTTTGGATCCGTCGGCGCGCCGGGTTCCTGTGGGATGGTCGACTGCTGCACGTTGGATGCTGGATCGGTTGTGGTCGTCGGCGTCATTCCCGCCGCTGCTGTGGCCGTCATGGGCTGCTGTTGACGGTAGTCCGACAATCCGATCGTGTTCTGATAGGTCAGCGGATTCGTGTCTGCCGGAGCGTAGCCGACGAGCTCGCCCGCCGAATTCGCATACGGCTTGTAGCCATCCGGTCTGGAGGTTCCCACCTGAGTCGCGCCAAGCGTGCCCGGAGCCAATCCGTAATAGAGGCTTGTATCGACGTTCTCTCTTACAGGCCGATAGAGTCCGTCTTCGTCAATGCCGGTTTCGACGTTTTGCTTGGCCGCGTAAATCTCTTCAAAAAGCTCCGTGATTCGCGCTCTCTGTTCCGGTGTGCGCTCTGCGGCTGCGATGCTCTGGAGTTCATAGAGTTCATTCTCCAGCTTGACGACGAGTGGCGAATCCGGGACTCGTGACATTAAAATGCCCTCTGCGGCATGTATTTCGATGCCACCTGATCGAGTTGAGACATGAAGTTCGTATTGGTCGCCGTGGGGGCTTGCATGGTCATCGGCTGCTGTGTCTGCTGCTGAGGCGCTAACCGCGCAATCACCTGATCCATCTGGCTGGTAATCGTCGAGAGGTCTTGCCCCCAGTTCTTTTGGATGCCGGAGAGCGCCTGACCGGCGACTCTCTGTTCGTCACTACCCTTGCCGGAGTACTCCTGCAATCGCTGTTTGAACTGCGTCCAGTTCTGCGCGAGTGCGTTGCGCATCATCACGGCTTGGTCGTATGTCAGAGTTCCGTTCCCGGCGTCTCGGAAGAACGAGTCGTGGATGTTGACCACCGAAGAGGTAAAGGGCCGCTCCAGGTTCTCGCCGAGCCAGTTGGCTTCGTGATGAGCTTGAGACTTGAGCCAGGCCGCGCCACCCGCCAAAGCTCCGGCTACCGGAAGAGTCCAAGGATTCGTGGCAAGACCCGTAATCGCTCCACCGAGCCCACCTCCGCCACCAACGCCGCCGATTGTCATTCCGGGAATGGTCGGAACCACGGAACCCGCCGCTGTGATGGTGGAAGACCCTAGAGGAATCGCGCCGCCGAGTGCGCCACCGAGACCACTTAGAGCGCCGGCGCCCGCTCCACCGCCGAACAATCCAAAGGTGTTCGCGATACCGAGCCCCGTGGCTCCCAATCCTGCGATGTTCGCCGCCGTTCTGAGTCCACCGCCGCCGCCCTGTTGCGGCTGCTGAGGGTAGTTCGGGGCGTAGTTCGTTATTCCCGCCGCTCCCGTCGCGGTATTCACGGGCTGCACATTCGAGCGGAATTGAGGCGTCTGGACAGGCCCGCCCATCCCGGTTAAACGGGAGAGATTCTGGCCCGCGACTTCGCCTCTCTGCCATGCCGGGAGACTCAGTTGAAGCTGGTCGTTGTAGACCTGCTGCTGAAAGCCGAGAGCGTCTCGAGCGGTTTGCGCCTGAAGCGCGGACGCCTGAGTGTTGGCCTGAGTCTGGGCATTCACCGCGTTATTTGCCGCGCTGTTGCTAATCAGCGTGCTTGCGAGTCCCGTAGCGGCCGGAATGCCGACAAACGCCAACAGATCACCGACTGATAGATTTAATGGCATGGTCTCTCCAGTTGAGAGCGGGAGATCCCTGCGAGTCCGGTATCTCCGTTAAGACGAGGGGGCTTGGAATTGAGAGAAGCAATCGCCGCTCGAGCGTGTCTGGCCTGATCCTTCAGCTCCATCGACGGATCCACTCCATACGCCGGACAGATGGCTTCCGCAAGACTCAGAACGAGCGCGTTCTCGTAGCCGTCGGGTAGATTCACCGGGCCTTCCAACGTGAAGGACTCGAGTCGCTTTCGCGTGTAGAGTTCGAGCTTGTTCGTCGTCGTTGTCGGGTACGGAAACGGATAGAGCGTCACGTCGGGCGCCGAGGCTTGCCAGTAGAGCGCGTAGGGTTCTGCTGCAGAAGTAGCGGGCTGCCGAATCTGCGAATAGTCCTCGACTTCGATGATCTGGAGCGGAATGTGTTCGTCGGGAGTGGCGGACACCCTTATCAGGTTCGCCTTGTCGATGAACGCGGGCCGCTCGGCGTCAAAGTCCGCATCATCGCTCGGGCCAATCAAGTACGACTGTTGCGACACTCCGAACGTATAGGAAGCGTGCTGGGTCATGTAGACGTACCGCTTCACCGTCCGCCAGGTATCGAGCATTCGATTGAGCCGCGCGAGCCCAGAAGAATAGAGGTTGTGAGAGGCAGTCTGGCCCGCCCCGATCACGCCGATTTCTTCCAGCGCGCCGCTGACGATCGCTTGTCCAGTTGGCATTTTGTTTTATACGGAGGAGACGGAGACTGTGCGGAACACAGCCCGCCACGAATAGTCGTTATTGGTGTCGCCGGTGACTCTCAGAAGAACCGTAGAACCTGTGACCGAAAACGCTACAGCAAGATTTGAGTTGCTCTCATGAGCCGGAGACACCGTGGAGCCGATTAAGGCCGCTGTCCCTGCCGTGTTCTTACACACCGCGAAGATTTCGTAACCTGCGCCGTCTTCGGCACTACCCGCCGAGCCACCCGTCCGCCGAGCGACCACTACTCCTTGAATGACGAATGTCGTGGACGCGGGACATTCCAGGGTTGCAAGGGTGGTAATGGTGTTATTGGTGGTCGTGGTCTCGTAAATCTGAGTGGCATTCTCGAGCGTCTTGGTCCGTACTACATGCTCCGTGAAATACTCCGACCACGGACGAGAGCTTGCCGGAATCTCCGGCAAAGGCGTGTCAATCGGAGCCTTCAGGTCTCTTACTCTTCGGACTGCCATTAGTGGCGCGCCGCCTTCACTTCGATGTAGGCGTTCGCTATGGAGACTTTTGTCTTGGCGATGGTTGAGACCTCGAAGACTCGATTGCTACCAGAGCCCAGCCGATGAAAGACCACATCGTGGTCATACTCGCCTTCTCGACCCAACCTTGCCGTGACGTAGTTTCCGTATGTCTTCCCGCCGTTGTCGCTCCATCTCAAGCGCACTTCCGGTTCGGGGTCGTTGTCGTTCCCCTCTCCGGTTTCAATGTCCAATTCCATCCTTTGAAACAGGACACGCTTTCGCTCGTTCGTGAGGTAGGGGCCACGACGTAACCGGACAATGCGCTTCTGAGGGTTGACGACTGTCGCCATGAGCAGTTCGTCCTCATAGGCATCATTGCTCATCTCACACAGTCCGCCGTTGAACGGATTCACCAGGTGCTTCCCGAAGGCAAAGACGTGATCCAATACAGGCAGTGACTGAAAGCCAGTCTGCGCTTCAATCACTCCGGTCGAACTCAGCTCAAATTCAAACGAGTCACCGCCAATATGCGTTCCGCGTTCATGCCATAGCTGGGTAGCACAGTCGTAGACCAGCGAGGTTTCATCCGCGCTCGCCCCGAGTCGTGACACGTTGACGAGAACATAGAATGAGTGCCCGCGCTCGGAGTATGTGAACGCGCGCCCTTTAAAGGGGCGTCCCGGCTGCGAGATTCGCTCTTCAATCGCATGAGTGGAAATGCGTTGCGGCTGATACCCGTTAAGCCGATAGACCGCGAAACCGCCTCGGTCATCACTGCCGACAAAGAACACCGAGTTGTCTTGGCGTTTCATCGTCCCTTGCAGCACGCCGTATTCAACCGTGTGCACCGGAGCAAATGGGAAATCGGCCGCTCCCGTGTTTCTCCAGAACTGGATCGTATTGACTCCACCAATCACAATTTCGCCGTGATCGATGAGCATGTCCGTAATACCGTCCGGACTGGATTCTGGAGTCGCAAAGTCCAGAGGATTCCAGGTGGAGCCGTCGTAAAGGCCTGATATTTGGAACTGAGTGGAGTTCGCCGCGACAAAGAACCCGTCGATAAAACCTAATAGCCAGCCGGTGACATTGGAGATCGGGCCGCTCAGAACGTGGGACGTGAGGTCGAAGAGATAGACCTCGCCCTCCTTGTTCGACATGATGAGTTCTTGGCCGTTGCTTGCGAAGGTGACCGGGTCGCCAGTGCCTCCGGGCGTTGGGAATTCACCACGGTCGGTCATGGTGAGCGTTCCCGTATCAAAGGGATCCGTGAACTCCACCAGCCGGCCATCGTGAGTGGAAAACAAGCGGTCCAGGTATGGGAGCGCGCCAAGGTCAGATATCGGCTCCGGCCGCACGACAAACAGACCACGCAGCGTCTCTTCGGTATCAACGACCTGCGTAAACCCCGGCGTCGGATGGTAGGCGTAGCGACTCTTTCCCGTGCCGCTTTCGACTAACTCCGGATACCAGTTGATGCACCGTTGGGCGTCGACGTTGAGCGAGTGATTCTCATACGTTGGCCCGACGAATCCGTTAAAGATCATTGAACCTCAAAATAGGCAGGGTTGCCGCGACCGTTGAAGCCACCGGAGTATGTGATGAGAGGTCGGGCGAGCCAGGTTCCGCGCTCGTCCAGATCGTCCGCAATCGTCACGTAGGTCAACACGCCGTCGGAGCCGTCCGTCTCGAAAGCTGCCGTTTTCAGCTTCACTGTTCCACTTGGCGCAATCAGTTGAATCTGTTTTGCGGTAACGGAAGAGATATCGAGCGCCGCGCCGTTTTCCTTCAATAGAACGCGGATGGTGACGCCGACATCGTCTAATTGACAGAACTGCATAACGCCTCCGGTGCCAGAGCCGGTTTGAGTGACTTCCGAGTTGAGGGTGATTTCGCGCGTGATCCAGGAGACGAGTTCAATCGTGATGCCGCCAACGTCTCCACCGCCGCCTTCGTCTTCTTCCTCGAGAAGTAGGAGAAGGTCGCCGTCACCCGCCAGTAGCGCCGCGTCCCCGATAATCATGCGTGGGTGTAGGCTTCTCTCCAGGCCATGATGGCTCCCGCTCCGGTCGCCTTATAGATGACGTGGTCGCCGTTGGTGTCGGCCTGAGAGAGCGCAAAGGTATAGAAACCGCTTCCGATCTGAGTGGCGGAACCCGTTGCGGATTCAAACGCCGCGCCGTCAATTGACCGCTGAACCGTGAGGGTCAATCCCGTCACTCCGGCCTGAGCGTTGGTGGCGTCTCGCATAAAGAACGTGCACCGCTGGCCGGCTGTGTTTTTCTTGAGATGAAGCTCGCCCGCCACCGCCGCGACTAAGGTGGTCTGCGCGCCAGAGGTCAGGGTCGATTCTGCCGAGATTCGACCGCTCGAAAGAGCCGCTGGAATCCGGCCCTGAATGTCCTGTGTATCGACTTCGATAGCCGTCGTGTCGACTTCAATGGCTGCCGTCTGAGCTTTGACTGCTGCCACGTCGGCACTGATGGACGCTCCAACCGGAGCGCCGATTCGCGCGAAACTGTCGCCGGTCTGGGCCGTGTGTCCGGTGAGCGTGGAGACCGTCGGAATGACGGCGCCCGTGTGAGTCGTCGCCTGCAAGCGGACGTAGCCACTTCCGTCAATCGCAGGGAGGTCTGCGGTCGCGATGGCGTCGATGACCTGCCAGCAGCGCAGGGTGTTTCCGGTGATCCCATCCACGATTCCGAGGATCTTGGCGGTATAGAACTTCCCCACTTCAAAGCCGTTGCCAGTCGAGAGGGTGATTTGCTCGCTATAGAAACCCGTGGTTCCGGCGTCGTCGAGCTTCGCCATGTTGCCCGTCAGGATCGGCGTTCCCGTTTCATCCTCATAGACGCGGTAGGAAGGTACCGAATCGGCGTCGGTTTGCTCTCCGGTCGCGTCATGCGTGGCGGCAGTAAATGTAAAGACGTCGTTAATGAGAAGCTGTCCACACCACATGATTTCTACTCTCCAAAAATGTGTGAGGCGAAAATGCCGCCGCCCGCGCCACCCGCAGATGGCTCGACTACCGTAAATGTGAAAGTGTTCGAGACGCCGTCGTCGGTCTCAAAGGTCAGGTCGTCGTAAGCGGCCGCGGTTTCGTCGATCGGGATGATTAAGGTGACGTCGGCAGAGAGACCACCACCCGCCGCAGAGAAGCCGGTAAACGACCACCCCGCAGGCAGATTGAACGTCGGAGAGGCTCCGTCTAAGCCCGTCCCCACGAGAGCGCATTCGATGTTGACCGTTCCCGTTAAGCTGGGATTTCGTGTGTACTCATCCGGGGTGATACTGGTAACAATGGGCGCCGCGGCGGCGCTGTTGATCGTGAAGGGAAATCCCGCCGACTCTCCGTTGTCGGTTTCAACCGTGATCGTGCAGGCTCCCGGAGTCGCGGAAGAGGTCGCGACGAGATCCGCTTCAATCTCGGTGTCGCTGTTGACCACGACGCTCGTAAAACTCACTTCCGCATCGGAGCAATCGAGAACCGCATCCCCGCCCATAAACTCGACGGAGAAGCCTGACCCTGTAATCACGATGGGCGTTGTATCGTCCGCGTCGGCGTTGTCCGGAGTGATATCGGTAATGGTCGGGCCGGCGGCAGCGACTTCTTTCAGCGCGACACCGATAGCGCCCGTATCCATCGAGGAATCGAAGACCCAGGTCAGGGTGGTGTCTGTCGCTTCTCCTGCCTTGGTCGACATATCCGCCGCGGATACCGTCGTTCCGATGTTCTCTTGCTCGGCTTCCGACGTCTGCCCCGCGTCGGCTGTGACGGTTCGTGATCCACCCGCTAACAAATGTCCAGCGGCGCCGCCGACAACCAAATCGCCCACGGCGGACGCGATATCGAGCGCGTTGGTCGTACCGCCGACATACTGCTTCGCCGCTGTCCCGTGAGGCGTTCCGCCTACATCGACGTTGTAGAACGCTTGGGCGAAGATGCCGCTATAGACCGCCGCCGCCCCACCAATCGTGACCGCCAGTGAATTCGTGCCAGTATCTGGATTAAGGAGCTTTGCGAGAAAAACAACGTGGCTCGTGCCGCTCATGACGAGCGAGTCGATATTGGTGAGTGCGTCTCCGTTGTAGGTTGCGGAGAATGTCGGCTCACCGGAACCCGTCGCGCAGTAGGCGAACACGATCAAGATTCGATCCGATGAAGATGGAACCGTGACGTTCAGCGTCGGGTTGTTCTCCGCGCCGAACTTGTCGGAAGCTGCGGTTCCTTTGCCGATTGCCATTTAGAAACCGCCTTTCAGGACGTAGAACCATGAACGATGGTCCCAACGGAAGAAGCTCCAAAATGCGATGATTCCGTACTCTGGAATGGGACAGGCGACCATGTCGTAGACCGGCAATCCCGACGAGTTCCATCCCACCTCTTGCCAGAGATGCCCGGAATTCATCGCGACCTCTGTCCAAGTGCCCGTCGGTCCGTTGTTGATATCGAGGACGTAAATGCTCGTGCCGTCGAAGGCAAGGAGCTTCCCGCTGATAGGGTCAATAACTGGGATGGATCCACCGTTGACGTTGGTGACGGTGAGCATGACCGGGCAGTCCGCTAATCGCGTGACAGTTCCGGCTGCGTTGACCTTCCAGCACTTTTTGGCGTCGGTGAAGTTCGAGGAGTTGTTGCCGCCGCCGAACAACATGACGTGGTTGACGTGGTCGTACAGGCAGAAGTTCGCGTATGGACCGACGGTGGTCATGCCGCCGTTTTGCAGCGTTGTCCACGTACCAGAGCCGTCGACGAGCTCTCTTAAGAGATTGTCTTGCCCGCTGAATCGGACTAGGCTGTTGCGTTCCGGAAAGTACTCGATTGCCGTAGCGATCGACGACCCGCCAATTCCCGCGTCGAGCGGTAAGGTCGTGTACTCGTAGGTCGCCAGATCCATCTCGACGATATAGCCGCCCTGATACATCGCGAGCCAATAGCGACCGTCGTAAGCGGCGTTTCGTCCGTAGCCATGACCAATAAAGGCGTTATTTAGAAAGTCCGGGCAGAGCGGCAGGTAATGAAACGAATGAGCAATCGAGTTGTAGGAGATGAAGCGCGTCTGCGTGGAGGCCGGAGGCGTATCCGCCCCGCTCTGACAGATCATTCTCTTTCCGAGCGTGTCCCATACGGCCTTGAAGCAGAATTCCAGATGGCTCTTGGTCAGCTGACCTTTTTGAGCGAGGACGTTGGCGCCGCTCGTCTCGCCGTGGACTAGGCCATCCGGCCCTTGAGGTCCAGGATAGAAGTTTTCCGCGTCGGTGATCTCGGCCCACTGCTGAGCGGAAAGGCTTTCACCTAACGCTTCAAAACGGTTCGGTACGCTCTCGCGTCTCTGTGGTTGATTCGAGATGATGAAGTCGTCGAGATAGACAACGCCGGTGGAGTGAGCGACCGAAGCATTCTTGTTGGTCGAATGCGGTTGGAACTGCCACTGCCCCCACCCGTTCCCGTGGACAGATTCGTCTCCCGGCCGCTTCCACATGGCCGACATGAACGGCCACCGGAACATCCGCACACCGTTCAGCCACGCTTGAACGTAGGTGTTCGAGTAGTTGGAGATCGTGACTTCAAGGCCCGTCCAATAGTCGCCGCCATCCGCATCTTCAAGGATGGTGTCGACGTCACTCTCCAGAACTAACTGGTTCGCGTTCGTGCGGCTCGCGATCGTTCCATAGCCCGCGTGTCCGCTTCCGTCGTTACGCGCGAGGTAGCAATCGTGGCCGACGTTCTCCGCGAGAAAGACTCCCGTTCCCCATGCATCGACAAGCGTGAGCCCATTGAGCGTGCAGTTGTACGCAACGGCTCTTGTTCTGGCTTCGACAACGATTTCGTGCCAGACGCCGTCGGTCAGCCTTCCGCATGGAGGAGAATCGTAGAGACCGCCGTTGACATCGTAGGAAGGCCCACCGGCATAAGGGCAAAGAGAGGCATCCTGCATGTACAACTGACCGGCAATGGTTCTCTCAAAAGGCTGAGAGCCCAACGTCGTGCCGTTGTAAGCGCCCATGATGTGCTCTTTGGACATGATGCAATTGATGATCAGTTCCAAAGCGCCGGAGTTTCGACCACCGGGGGCGTTGCCGTAGATGAAGAGGACTTTCCGCGCGCCGCCTTCAGCGGCGCCGTTATAGTCCTGATTCATGTTCTCGGTGCGATACCAGAACCGCCAATAACAGACGCCGTGATTCCAGTGATTCGGGCCGATGTAGTCGCCTTCCCCGTATGTGTCTTTAAGAATTCCTCGATTGGGGAGAGTGAAGTAGCCGCCGACTTTGGCGTCGGAGAGTCCGGGGAAGTACACACGCAGAGAGCCCGAGCCACCGCCCGCCGAGCGATAGATGACACCGTCGCACTCCGGCTTATACGTCGTCCCGTCCCACAGATAGGCCGTGGCGTTGCCTTGAGTGGATGATCGGGCGTTGGTAATGGCGTGGTTGGAGAAACCCGCGCCAACCATGGCGGAATTGAGGGCCGGCACGCCTGCATCCCATGCGTACTTGAACTGAATCGCCGGATCGCCGGGGTAGTCGCCCAGATCCGCGGTCGAGTCGAAGCCGTAAGCCCCTTCTAACGCTCCGATGGAATGGAGATAGGCCACGTCATCGGCAAAGGCTCCACCCGCTGGAGGAGCAGGAGGCGGCGTTGGCAGCGTGCGCCGCGACCGATATGGCAGCAGTATTTTTGACAAGTTAGTACTGAACGATGCCGAGTGTGACGGTGAACTTCTCGAGTCCGACCGGGGTGTATGTGTTTCTCGCCACGAGCACTCCATAGAGCGTGTTGGCGGAAGCCACGATGTTGAGGTTTAGGACTTGAATGGCGCCGTTGGTATCCGTTGCGCCCATGACGAAACTAGCCACTGGAAACGCGATTCGCCCCACAACCGTTTCCATCTGAGCGTCGGTCGGGGTAAATGGCGCGTTATCCGCGTCAAGATCCGTGATATCTGCGGAGAATAACCACAGGTCCGCGTCGATCTTGGTAGAGGGCGCCGCGCTGTCCTCGAGAATGGCGCTCACGATCATGTACCCACCACCCGTGAACCGATTGCACAAGGCGAAATCGAGAGTAGACGCCGTGGTTGCCGTGGTAATGACGTCGTTGGCCGCGTATTGGGTGGTATCGTCCGGCCGTGTGATCGAGGCCGTTCTCGTGACCGCGTACACTAGGACACCATCCGACGGGATACTCTCCCGTTCTTCTCGGCGTTCGCCTTCTCAATGGCTTCCTGGGCGCTCGTGATGGATTCAGGCACGTAATCGTCAACGCGCTCCATCCAGTTATGGGAGAACTGATCTTGAGCGGACAGATGCTTCATGATGGGCTGATTCGTCACCGGGTCGCGCTCAATCTGCTGGGTAGTGACGTTGATCGTCGGGATCTCCCGAGCAAACAGCGTGAATACATCGCCCGGTCGTCGACGTTTCCAGTCGAGCCCATCGTGTACTTTGTCGGGGTAATGTCCGTCCTGCGTGGCGCGGACTCTAATCGTGTCTTCGGACATGGGAATCTCCTTAGATTTCGGTGTATTCGATGGCAACGCCCTGTAGGGCGATATCGGTAGAACCGAGCGTGGTGGCCGTGATGAGGACGTAAAACGTCTCATCGGCTCCCACCGTCTCGGAGAGAGAGGCTTTGCGCGTGTTCGTCGCGCTCATGGCAGTGTCGGCAATGACCGAGAGTTGAGTGATCGCCCCAACAGAGGCGTCTGCAACATCGGCCGCAGCTGCGGTTTGTTTACGGAGGTCGGCATCGACCGTGACGGCATTTCCCGCGCTCTCAATCTGTCCGATGAGATGGAATCCGGTAATGATCGAACCGACTTTGAGAGCCGGAATCGGGATAACGAGAGTGGCCGCGGCCTGAGACGCCGGACACGTGACCAGAGCCACGTCATCGGCTGCCGCAACCACGAACCCTGAACCTGCGCCGACTTTTGCGAGTACCGCCGCGTTCACAATGAGCTTTTGATCGGCCCTGCGGAGAACCTGAACGCCGTCTTCATCAACTTGAAAGAGCGTGGTTCCGTCTTGATTCGCAATGACGCCGCCCTTCAGCTCCGCGCTCTTTAACGGCGATTCAATCGTGTCAATCCCGTTGACCAGGGTGTAGAGAATCGGGTCGGATTCTTCCTCGGTGATCTCGGACTCAGCGTCGAAATCGCGACACGCCCAACGGTAAAACCGCGGAGTGTTCGTCTCATTGACGATGGTCCCGCTACCGATAGCGGTAACCAGAGGCGCGGCTACGGTGCCCGTGAACGTGATGTCGTCGCCCGCCGTGGTGCGTTCTAAGCGCCACGTCTGATAGTTCTCGGTGGATTGAAGGAAAACAGTGGCGATTCCCTCGTCTGCCCCATCCATCGAGAGCGTATAGCTAAGGGATTCGCCGGGGCGTACCTGTAGAGCCAGGCTGACTCCACTGGCCTCGAAGGAACTCGACACTGTTGGCATTTAGGTGATCCTCAAAAAAGAAGCGGAGTCGCCCCAGATGAAAGCGACCCCGCTTGTGAATGAGTGAGAAACAGGAACGGAACTAGCTGATGGTGTAGTTCTTCGCGTAGGCAATGAAGCTCTGCGCTTCACTCATCGGCATGATGTCGATGTTCGCCGTCACGCCTGTAGTTCCGGAGACGTTGTTGAAGTTCGCGCCCAGATAGCGCAACGTCGGACGTCCCGGAGCAATCGGGATGATGTGAATGGCGCCAGCAGCTACCGACGCTTCCGCCAAGGAACCCGTGGTTCCTACAACGGTTGCCGAGCCAAGGTTTTCCGCCGCCGATTCGATGATCTGGAACTCGTACACTCCCGCGCCAGCGCCTGCAACGGTGACCGTGACCACTCCGCAGAGCGGTTCTCCGGTTCCGATGCGCCGCTTGACGGTGGCGTCCCCTAAATCAATCGTGTTGGTCGAAACGGCATCCGTTGTAAAAGCCTGCGCGCTCGACAGTCGAAGCAATGCATCTACGAACATGATTTTTCTCCTTTGTTGTTGCGCGTTAGCTGATGGCCGATTCGGCCTGTGTGAGCTGGTCCACAATGCGGATAGGGATTCCGCGGAACTTCTTGACCATCTTTCCGTCAACGGTCTCGTAGGTCAGACCGCCACCGGAGATCACATCGTCACGACGTTGAATATCCAACATCTGACCGCAAGAGCGGTTCATGTAGAAGGCCGGAGAGCCGGACTTCAGTGAACCCTGTGGGATTCTCCAGATGGCCTTAATCATCAGTTCGATGAGGTCGGCGGCTGAAGACTTCGCCACGAGGTTCGAGATGTCGATGTTGGCGATTCGGACAACCTGACGCCAGTCTTCGAGAGCAATTCCGGCTTTCCAGACAAACCGCTCACGATAGACACGGAGACGAGTCCCACCGATACCCGCTGTGGTTTCGGCGGTCTCCTGACCGAAGTCGTCATTGGAGATTCCGGCCTTGGAGCCCTTCGGGAAGATGCCCTTGACCTTACCGTCGCCCCAATTGATGAGCCAGATGGAGGAGAGATCCGAGTCGGACCCACCACCGGAGATGATGTTCGCGCCGTTGCCGGCCGAAGTGGAGGCGTAACGCGGAGCGAGTCCCGTGAACTCCTGCGGAGCCGTGCCGGAGTTGCCGTAGAACAGAGTCCCGACAAACTCCTGATTCATCGCCTCAATGAAACTCAAGGCTTCACTGTGGCGGAACTTCTTCACATCGCCGTTGAGCTGGGCCAGTTCGACATCGACTTCAGACCACGCCTCGAGCATGCCGCACGATTCGGTAATCTGCGCTTTGGTCGACTTGGACGGAGTGACTCCGGCGTTCATCAAGCGCCATGCGACGGAAGGCAGTCCCGTGCGGACAGTTGTCAAATGTCCGATGGGAAGATTGCCTTCAACCCACTGCATGTCGTCCAAAACTTCGTTGGTCTGGTTGAGCAATTCGACCGTATCGGCCGTATGCCCCGACGGATCCAGTCCCTTTGCCCAATCGAGCAGGGTCAGCGCCCCTGTGCTTAAGGTAGACATTTAGAACACTCCTATTTGTACCGGCGCTCCCAGATCGGCCTCGCGACACGCGGAGATGCCGTTCCCGCCACGGTGGACGGAGGTTTGGGAGCTTCTTTTGTTGGGATTCCTTTGATTTGAGCGAGGAGTGTGGTTTCGACTTCGTGCAACCGTCGGAAGGCGTCAAACGGCTCCGCTTCCTGGATCGCCTCTAACGCTTCCGGGTCTTTCTCGAGATGTACTGCGAGATCAACGCCGATTTTCGAGTTGAACAAAAACTGATCGATGACCGGAAACCGCGCCGCCTGAATTTTCTCCAGCGTGGCCTGAGCGTTGAGCCCAGGATGACGCTTGGAGGCGTCGGCTACCTTTTTCGTCCAGCTTTCCCGAGCAACCCTAGCCTGTTCGGCCATCTCGCGCTTGGCTGCTTCCTGCGCCCGTGCCTGACGGTCTGCAATGACAGCGCGCTCGACTTCCGCCGCGATGAGCTTTTTCGTGTGCTCTTCTTTGGCGCTCTCGTACTGCTTCCAATCCGTAAATTCTTCGGGATTGGGAGCCTTCGGGAGTTCGGTTCTCGGAGACTCGTTTAAACCACTGTAGGTTTGCGCCCGCTGCTGCGCTTTTAGCTCTTTGACTTCCGCCAAGAGCTGCTTGACGCGCTTTTCAGTCGGGTGAACCTTTCCTCGTTCACCAATTTCGGCGGATTCCGACTCCGCTCCACTTTTGGCGGTAACGTCCGCCTCGGAATTCGGCGTGGCAGGTGTCGATTCTGCCGGAGTGTTCGACGTGTCGGTGTTTTCAGCCGGAGCTGCGGTTTCCGCCACCGCTGTGACCGTTGACGACTCGGTCAATACTTCGTCAGCCATAGGTGCTCCTATGAAGGTTGAGAGTTAGGCAACAAAAAACCCGCCACGATGGGCGGGTCGGTGATTCAGCAAATTGTGAGAGGGCTCAGCAGCCCTTTTTCTTACCCTTCTTGCGTGCCATTGATTTGAGCCTCCTGTCTGGCCTCACGATCATGGTCAAATTGGCTTCTCTGAGAGGTCTGAGCCGCAACGACGTCCATGTACTGACCGATACGGTCGGTTTCGGCCTGCAATAGCGTCTGAGACTCGTTGGATTCGTTCTTTGCCATCGCAATCGCGACGTCGGCGCGAATCTTCATCATCTCGACTTCGAGCTTTTGCTGTTCGAGACGCTCTTTCGACTGCAATTCCGCCATCTTCATCTGCATATCCGCTTGAAGTTTGGGAATACCCGCTTTGTGCTGCTCAAGCTGCTGCATGGCGTCGTTGAGCGCGGCTTCCATCTGCTGAATCTGCTGCATGATTTCGGGTGGGATCTGCGGCTGGCCTTCCTGTTCTTCGCCAGGAAGCCCCGGAGGATGCAATGCCTTGAGGCGTTCGGCCATCTTTGTACCCAGCGGGCCGGGATTTCGCATCAAGACAGCGAGATCGCCCACGATGGGTAGCGTATTGGGGTTCTGCATGAGGATATCGGCCACTTCGGCATCTTCCGCACGTTGGGATTCATAGCTCTTGCCCGTCGAAATGGTCACGTCAAACTGGTCTTCGTCGGTGAGACGGTAAGACTGAATCTCGCCCTTCTCGTTGGGCTGATTCAGCTTCACCATTCGAGGCTCGCCCATCTCATCCCGCACGCCGACTTCAATTTGTTCTCGTCCTTCGACGTCGTCCAAGAGGTCATTGACGATCCGTCCGTCATGCGCAAGGGCGATCTTGTAGTTGTCCACGAAGTGATACGCGCCCATGTCGGACTGTTGCTTGAGTTCTTCTAAAGCAACTCCGCTTTTGACGTTGGTGTCGTCCTGTCGAGTGGCGCCGTAGCTCCCCATGGCGGCCTGAATGGCGCGTCTAGCCGCCTCCTTACCGATATTGAGCGCCTGAACGGGAGGCTCGTAGGCGTTGTACCTCGGCATCGGCAAAACCTGATTGCCAGTGGCTTCGGTTGTAACCTTGAACTCGACGTAAGGGACCGGCGACTTACCGATGTTCGCCCAATCCGTATTGGTGTCGAATTGGCCTTCCGCGCCTTCGTACGGCATCTTCGGGACTCGGCCCACCGCTTCCGCTTCATTGGACACGTAGTAGTCAAAGAGCATTTGGCCGGCGATGGCTTGCCGAATGTAGCTCTCGAGAACCCGTTGAACCTTACCGCCGACACGGATGTACTTCTCCCGCCCAATCGTCGGGATAATCGGAATCCACTTCCCGGGCCAATCCGTCTCATCCAGGATCTCGACGCCGTTGGTCAGGCATTGCTTGATCTTGACCTCTTCGGTGTCGCGCTCTTCGACAATCGCTAATACCGAACCGTCGCCCAGCGTGAGATGGCCGCCTTCTAACGCGACGCCTTCACCGAGCTCGTCTTTGAAGTAACGCTTACCGTCGGAGGTAAAGAGCACCGTTCGCGCAACCGTTTCCCGATACCAGTACTCCGCAACCTGTACGTCGTGGTCGCCAATCCAGGAAGCGGCTTTAAGGCGTGTGTCTGAGTCGAAGCTCGTCACTTCCGCGCCCTTGAACCGCCGTTTGAACTCTTCGTGCGAGTACCGCTCGATCACAAAGGCGTCTTCCATGTCCGAACAGTCCGCCTCTTGGCAGTCCGGATCCCACAACACCGCGTCGGGATTGGCAAACCGTCTGTACTTGATGATTCTTCGGCGGGAATCCCACGACTGATAGGCAATGGTGATACCCCACACTCCGTAAGAGCGAGTGACTGCATTTTCAAACGCCGTCTGCCGTGCGGCCTTAGCGTTCGTGTCGTGTTCAATCGCTCGTATCCGCTCAGAGCGGAGCAGGGCTTGAGGATTGGTTGCCCCGCCTCCGCGCGGTTCGACCTTGATCGATATGGGATTTAAACGCACTTCATTGACAAGATTGTTGGAGTGCTGCCCCAGTTGATCGAGGTGAATACAAGGACGATTGTTGGCCTTTCGCTCGGCGCGTTCCGTTGAAAGCCAGGGTCCGTCCACCGACTGCGCGATGAGATCTTTTTCCGCTTCATCTCGAATCGGCTTCCACGCCTCAACCATGTAGTCGTAGCGCTCACGGATTCGCTTCAGCAGCTTCTCGTCCGCCGTCTCTGCGGTTTTCTTCTTCTTGGTGTAGGCCATTAAACGCGATGTTCTTGGACGTTGCGGAGGCGGCGCTCGGCCACCGATAAAGCCTCATCGAGAGGCGCTTTGATCCTAGGTTCGACGCTCAACACGTCGTCAAAATCCTTCTGAACGCGCTTGATTTCGTCGACGAGTTCGGAGAGGTCTTCCGGAGTGAGCTTGGCCATCAGGACCACGCCGTAACGACGGCACGCCTTTCGGGTTGCTTGGGTTTGAGTGGCGCTACTTGCTGCGCGAAGGTCAGAGCCAAGGCGTCTCCGTCATCGGTCGAATGCCCGATGCGTTCCCGGATCTTGTCCTTCGGCTCGAGTAGGATTTCGGTCTTCTTCGTGAACTTGTAGCCCGGAGCGGTCAGGTCTTCTTCCAATCCCGCGGCTTTATCGATCGCTCCTCGAGAGAGCCACTCTTTCATCTGACCCCACATATACGACCGCATGAAGGCGTACTTCTCATTGAGCGAGTGTGCGCCGAAGTTCACCTCGATGATGTTCTTAAAGCCCAACTGACGGAGTCGTGAGGCCACAGGCCCGCAGATCCCCGCCGAGTCCATGAACAGCATGGACACTTTCTTGCCGTTGTAGTCCCTCGACAGTACTTCCGAGAGCTTCATCACCATCGTGTTAGGGTCTCTCGTCTGCTCGCCAGGTATCCGTATGGCTGGAATACTTCGCGCGTCACAGCCCTGTCTGAAGCGAATCGTGGTGTAGTCCTCACCTCCCCACGACAGGTCGCAGCCTGCAATGAGTGGGTCATCCGGCAAGGACAAGGCTTGGCGCTTCTGAGCGGCGTCTACCAGATCGGTAGGAATGAACTGAGAGTCGGCCGCGGAAGGGGGTAGACCGCGGACACGAACACGAACGAAGTCGCTGTCTTCTCCGTAATCCTCAATCCATTCCGCGATCTGGTCTTGATTCGCAAAGGCCGACTTCCGGGCGTCAATAACGCCGTGATTCCACCGATGTCGCTCACTCCCGAAACACGTTCGATAGAGCTTGCCGCTGGATTTCGTGGGGTTGCCGAAGACGAAGATCATCGGCTCGCCGTCGGTCAATCCACCTTCCGCGACTTCGTAGATGGTGTCGGGTACGGCAGACCCTTCGTCGAACACGTAGAAGCTTGTCGAGTCCGCCCGATGTTGGCCGGCGAAGGCTTCCGAGTTTTCCTCACGACAAGTGGACGGCGCGCAGAACCACGTTTCCTTGTGGCCGACCTTCCACATGCGCTCCGAGGTGCACTCAAACCAATGCGCATGGTTGAGCAGCTTCGTCCACCGCTGAACCTGAGCCCAGGTCTTGGTCTCTAACTGATCCGCAGTGTTCGCTGTGACCGTGCCACCACAATGAGCCCGGGTGGACATGATCCAATTGACGATCCATGCCGCTCTTACGCTCTTTCCCGTACCGTGACCCGAAGATCGAACCATGCGGATGGGCTTGACCGGAGTCTTGCCGTCAAACTTCCGCGCTTTGACTTCCTCGCCCAGCTGCTTCAGGAATTCGCGCTGATCCTCGTCCGGGCCAGTAAAGTTCTTGAGCGGTCCTGGCTCTCCCCACGGGTACGCCCAAAGGACGAAACCCAACGGGTCGGCGTAGAATTGCGCGAGCTGATCCGCAATCTCCAGGTCGAGCTCTTGCAAGCTCTTTTTCGACTTGGCGGCCACTATATGTTGTGGTTTGGGGTGTTTGAGAGTTCTTTGCGGGCTAAAGGGATGCTAAGTGGTCTGGAATCTTACAGCGTCGCATAAGTCAGATTATGCTGCCGTGTCCGAGGCCACGACTGGAGATCGCTGCCGCGTGTGTGGCGTGGCGCCCTTATCTCCAGCCGTACTTCTCGGAAGTCATGCCTTCTCCTCCAGAACCTTCGCCTTGCGCAGCTGGCTCAGTCGGTCGTACTTCGCGATGAGGGACGCGGTTTCGAGATCGATCTCAGCCTTGAGAAGATCGATTTCTTCATCGATCGTCAGAGCGTGGCTCGTAATACTGCCAACTGCCTCAGTCGATCTCTGCCGGCGCTCAATCGCATTTCCACCGATTCTACCGTCAAGTGCAAGTGGTTGTGAACGTCGGGAGCGTAGGCTCTCACGTCCACGTGTTTGCCGATGAGTTCCAGGGTCTTCAGGCGGTCGATGAACTTGATCTTTACGACTCGGCCGGTCTTCGTGCCGTCCTCGCTCCACTCTTCTTCGATATCACAGGACTGGAGCATTCGACGCCAGACGATAGGCCATTCCGATAGCGGCTTATACGATCCGTCGTCGTTCAGGATGTCCTTCGGATCCGCGTCCGACATCTCACCGAGGCGAATCAGAACCTGAGTGGCGTCGTAGGCTGTGACTGCGGCTCGTTCTGCCTTCAATTCCGCGATTCGGGCTTTTACCTTAACGTTTCTTAGCAGTCGGCTTGCTTGAACCTCAGCGCTCTTTTCGGCGTATCCCGCTCGAATTGCGGCGTGAGTACCATTGAAGTCTTTGATGTACTCCAGAGCGAATGCGCTTTGCTTGTCGTTGAGCTCTAAATGCATGACTGGACGTTCTCAAACCGTTTCAAGTAATCCACCACACGTTGGCGAGAGACCTTGTAGGTGTAAGCCGCTTTCCACGACTGCATGACTTTCTCGTAGGTGTTCACTTCCGCCGTATCGCTCTCTCAAACTGCGTTGTCTTGAGCGATGGTCCTCTTGTGCCGCGTTCACGCCCGTTACCGAGCCTTGAGGTCAACGAGTGGTCTTGTGCCGGTCGACCGTGTATCTCGAATGCGTGGTCACCGAGTCGATCACGCCACGCAAGTTCGTTGTCCGTGAGGCGTGTTAAGGCTTGTCCGATGGCCTTGAACTTCTCGCGCCGTTCAGCGTTTTTGGTCACAGTTGTGGATGGATGTCCTGTTGTTTTGGTGGGGTCAACGTCCCGTAGAGTTGTACCTGTATTGCAGGTTTCTTGGTGGGCGTCCGCGCTCGCTATACAGCGAATCGCGTTCACTAAGGAAGACGTGTACAGCATATTGTGGCCTTCGTAAAGCACTTTTTTCTAAGTGTCTGACTTTGTTGGAGGGAGTCCTTCATTTGTCTGTTGACTACTCTTTGGAGCAAAGTCGCTCAACTCCCAGCGGCTCTCGCCGAGAGGTGAAGCCTCGATGGTGATGACGCAATTCCGCCCGCATTTCTTGGCAAAGGCGCGTAGCGTGTGTGTCAGTTGGCACAGCGCATCAAAGTCCGCGCCGGGGGATGATGAACCGTTGATTGGCTCACTATCTCCGTAAGCGGATCCAGTCCGAATTGTCGGATACGTCGTCACAATCCCTCCCCGAAGTGCATGACACGCCAGTGATTCAGTTCACCTCGCAACCCCTTCATCTCGGAGATGAGCTCGCTCAACAGCAAGTTCGTCACGAACACTCTGCCTAATCTGAGACTCTAACTCCATTATTTCTTGGCGTTTACGCTCGATGCGTTTAATTAAGTCGTCCTTCAGTCCCATGCTGTCAGCCTCCGGCGACAGTATAAGCGCAGTGATAGTGAGTGGCAACATGTGAAACTGAGTGGCGGGACGCTCACTTGTGTTACTATTCGGGAAAGCCAACGCGGAGGAAACGCATGCAGAGGAATTACGACGACTACGTTCAGCGGCTCGACAAAATCAAGCGTACTGCACCCGATGGTTCGGAATACTGGTTCGCACGAGAGCTTCAGTCGATCTTGTCTTATTACGAGTGGCGCAACTTCGAAGCAGTGATGAACAAGGCGAAGTCCTCCTGTGAGAGTGCGGGCGCTGACTTAAAGAATCATTTTGTCGAAACCAACAAAATGATCACCACTTCTTCCATGTAGGTAAGCTGTCAAAATCCATTTCTATCCCCTTGTTAGTCATTCCATCTCCCTCACTTCGATCTCCACCCGCGGGTTCACCTTGTCCACGAAAGACAGTTCAATCTTCGCTGTGATGTAGCGGTCGTTGGCGATGACTCCTGTGTGCTGCAGCATGTCGTACACGAGACTCGCATCGAGGTCGGAGCGCCGCGAGGGATAGAACACCCTGACAATCGTGGCTAATGGCTTGTCCAGTGCGCCGAGCTGCAAGCCTCGATACTCGCTGGGCACTTGAACGCGGAAGTCTCGCTCGTACTTGCGCGCTTCGTGACTCTTGATCGCGAACGGACGGCCCTTAATCATCGTGTGAATCTTGGAGTTCTTCATGCTGACCAGCTTCCCCTGTATGGTCATCACCACCATGCGCTTCGATGTCTCGAAGGGATGCCAGGGGAACGGCTCGACTTCCGTGATGGGTTCCGTGCTCATGCTTCGGTGATGCCCTTGAACGGCAGCGACACGTAGCCGCCGCTATGGTCGCTTGGATAGAAACCACCAATCCGCAGCGGAGAAACCACTTGGTCAGTCCGTGGCCAGTACTGCGCCTGTGACGTCCACTCGTTGGCGCTACAGTCGTAGCGCAGTACGTCGTCCGTTAGCGGCATCGCATTGCCACCGAGCTTGTAATGCCCATTCGCGCAGTTGTCATTGATGGCGGTCCAGCCGCTCTCGCACGACACGCACGAAACAGCCTCTTTCACCTCGGGCAGCTTCTTCGCAATCGCGAACCCCGCCAACCCGCCCAGCATCCCGAACAGTCCTCGTCTTGTCATTCGGCCTCCAATTTGTCGACATATCGCTTTGCCGTCATGAGCAACGCCAGCGACGCACCCAGTCTCGTCCAGAACGTGAGCGAGTCGCCACCGAGCCACCACCGCTCATAGGCCGTGTAGAACGAAAGACCGGCGCCGCCGAGAGTGAACGCCACCGCAACAATCCAGTGCCACACACGTTCAGTTCGCTTCACAGATTCAACCCTCCCATCGTGCTCGGCTCAGCACCAGTCGTAGATGCTGGTTACCTTCGTGTGCTTGAAGTACTGGAACTCGTCCATTCGCTCGACACCCAGCTTCTGCGCTTGGAACTTGTGCCGCGCTCGTTGCTCGGCAATCCATTTGCTTTTTACCCATCTCGTTGGCGTCCCGTGCCAGTACCACTTCTCAGCGAGAAGGCTGTACTTGTGGTACTTGAACTGGTCGCGATGGTCGCCATACTCATTGCTCATTTCGTCGGCAAACTTACGGTGTCCGTACTCTTGCCATTGCTTGCGTAGCCGCGCTTCTCGCGCTTTGTGCAAATGCCGTCTCAGTGCTCGTGTTTTCATAACTAATGCGGCATCGGTTTATCCTCCAGCGTGATCTTCAGCGAACAGTTCAGAGCCTCAGCCAGTCGCAACAACGTCCGCAGCGTGGGCAGGTTCTTATCTGCCGGTGATTCCATGCGCGACACCAACTCCTGCGCGGCATTCATGCGCTTCGCCAGCGCCGTCTGAGTCAGGCCAGCACGGACCCGCGCCTCACGAATCGACTCCGCAATCAGCAGACGGACTTCACGCATTACCAAAGCCCATCGTGCTCGGAAGCAGAGACACGACTTCCGGGGGTAAGGGATTCTCTAAAGTCGAGTGCGCGGATCGCTTGTGCGCCAGCATCTCCTTGCCACACCTTCCCGCAACCAGGTTGATTGCAGACCGTCTCGGAAGACTTTAGCGGGACTTGGATGTGCTTCCTTTCGTCGCGCTCGTTGCATCGAGCCACACTGGCCGACCGACCGCACTCTTCAGAGCAATACAACTTGGCCCACATATGCAGCGGGCCACCGCAGACCACGCAAGGCGGTCGCCGGGGCTCTTCCCGCAAGCATCGCTTACAGGTACGTGAGTGGCTCCCGAAGCCTCTCTTTACTGGCTTCTCAATACCGCAACTCTCACAAACACGTCTTCGGAGGGCTCTCACAGTTGCACCGCCGTACACATGTCGTCGATTCGTCGAACAATCGCGGGATGCACCTTGTCGTCCTCGACCAGGGACCGTAAGTCCCAATTGCTCGTGATGGTCACGCGCAGGTCTCTCCGGTAAATCGTGTCGAACAGGTCGAAGAGCGCCTCACCCTTCCAGTCCGTCGGCTTGAACTTGTCGATGTCGTCAACGAACAAGTGAAACGAGGCGTCATACCGAGCCCGTTGAAGCACCTGCGAAAATTCATCCTTCACGTCCGCGCTTCGCAGTTCGTGAATCAGTTCCCCCATCGAACGCCAGAGGCAACCTTCGCCGGCTGATACCAGGGCCTTGTACTGAGCAACCGCCAAGTGAGTCTTCCCGCGTCGATACCCGCCGTACAGGAACAAGCTGGCGCCGATGTTGGCCTTGACCACGCTCAACCCCGCCTCTTGCACTTCGTCGACAGGCACGTAGTTCTCGAGACTACATGCCCGGAAACGCTGTGGAACAGCTTCAAGCTTTGCCGCCGCTATGCGCTTCGTTGAACAGTCACAGCGAACCACACCCGTCCTGCCGTCCTGCTCCACGCGGATAAAACCAGTCCCCGAGCATCGACCGCAGTCATTGCTTCGGGATGTAAACCGGGTCTCCGGCTCGTGTTTTCCGCTCTGAAGTCGCTCCAGGAGTTTCGCTGTTGCCGTTGATTCGTTGACTCGTTCCATGTTTGCCTTCCTTCACGGCTCGGTAGTACCAGGTCAGGATCGTTGCGTAGTGGCTGCTGTGTTCCGCAAATTTCTTGGGGTGTTTCTCGCCGTACAGGTCGAGTTCGTCGATGTAGCTGGCGGTTAGGCCGTTGAGCTTGGCTCTCAGTTTTTCGTGCTCAAGAACCGTGAGGCGGACATGCCCGAATTCCCCGAACTTCAGCTTCGGTTCCGGTAGAGGAGCGGAGGCGCGTTCCCCTTCCCTCTCTCTCTCTGTTCTGTTCTGTTCTGTTACTGTTCTGTTCTGTTCTGATTCGGCAAAGGTATACGGGAAGGCTTCGCCGAAGGCTTCCGTAAAGGCTTCACCGAAGCCTAACGCCTTCAGTTGTGCAATGGTCGTCTCGAAAATCCTCTGCTTGAGAGAGCAATCGGGAAGCTCGTTGAACGCCTTGCGCCACGCCTTTACGACGTTCGGAGATTGGGGCGGATTGTGCTTAACTGCATGAGGGAGAAAGACTAACCGGGCCTTTACATCCCTTTCGGCCATGCCTAACGCTAAGACTTCACCGAAGGCTTTCTGGAAGCCTTTCATCGGCCATCCGAGAGCCTCCGCGAGAGACGCTTCACCAGCCACAAACGCCCCAGGCAAGGCCGTCGTATGCTCGCCTGTCAGTAGGTAGGTCCAGAGCGTTTGCCCGTTCGGTTGAGGCGCGGAGAGGCGTCGAAAGTTGCCGTCGCCCCACATTTTGATGCTCACCGGACGGTACCGGCTGATGTTTTTGCCGCTCATTTCGCCGCTTTCTCCACGCTGGCGAGGTACTCAGCAGCGAACTTTTTAAATGCTTCGTGGTCTTCGTTGGAGAGGGCGTGGACGATATCGAAGTACGCAGGTGTGCGGAGGATATCCAAGACAATCTCTAGCCGTCGCGTGTCCGGCCATATCGACAGCAGCTCGTAGAGCGAATCGATTTGGTAGCAAGTCGCATTAATGTACTGCAGCGCATTTAGCAACCCGCGTTCAGCTTGAGGACGCCGCTCTGTCTCGGTTCGATGGCAGCACTCACACAGCGTTATCAGGGCGTCCAACGGCACGTCCCACGGCTCACCCTGATAGTAAAAGTGGTGGACGTTCAGCGTGTCTTCGGTGCTGAAGCAATACTGACAGGTGAAGTTATCTCGCTGAAAGACTTCAAGTCTTTTACGTTGCCATCGTGGATCCTTCAGCTTCTCCACGTATGCAGCCCGTCGGGCTTCTCGGTCCTGTTGGTTTTTCAAGATACACAGCCCAAACAACAGACAGTCCCGCCGCTATCTTGCTCACGGCCTACAAACACCCCATCCTTGGGCAGAGAGTCCTTCTCCTTAAAACTTCGTCGCTACTCGACGCGGGCCGGCCAATTCCACTGGCAAGGCCCATCGCCCTGCGTTAACCCTTCGTCCATGTGCTGCCCTTTGGGTCCGAACACGAACAGGCGAACCGTTCCGTCAGCGGCTACGTTTTGAATGATGGCGGGCGACTGGACTGGCGCATACTTGCCGTCCGCGCTTCCAGGGTGGTTGTAGACAACGATTCTTCCGATGCTGGGTTTCATTTGGTTTTCACTGCCTCCAGTTGTGCTTTAACGATTGGGCTTTCAACGCCACGACGAAGCGCCGACTCGTGACGCAGATTGCCTTTTAGTTGTCGGACTTGACTCTCCAGTTGACGCACTTTCTTTCTGAACTTGCGGTCCATTGAGACAATCCCGCGGCTACCTAAGAGCCTTCTGGCTCTCTCCTGTAGCTGCTTGGGAACTGGTACGTAGTCGGCCGCAAGACCCGCACGCTTTAACTCGTCGTGCATCTCGCCGCTAACGATGGTTTCGTTGTTTGAGTTCATTGCTTCCTCCTGAAAGAGCCGCTGCCGGAATCGAACCGGCATCCCCAGTGCGGCTTGTTTGGAGCGCCTTGTGGGCTTGAACCACTCACGGTGAGAGAGCCGTCTTAAGCCAGCCTTCCCACCGCCGACACGTTCCACTCGTGCCAAGCGCCTAACTCTTACGCCTGTTCGGGCGTGTACTTCGCGGCAACGCCCGCCGTGCGGGTCTTGATGCCTTCCGCGAGCGCCTTCACTTCAGCGACTTCTTCCGCCGTGGCGCCACCGGACAGGCTTCCGAGCTTCTCCAGCAGCGCCGTGACGTCGGAGTCGATTTCGTCCACGTCGGTTCCGATGCCGGCCAACGTGGCTTTGATGGTTTCGATGTCTTGATTCATTTTTGCGATCCTTCCTTCGAGGGTTGTTACTAGGCCGACCAGCTGCAGAGCTTTGTCGACCGCTTCCTTGAGACCTGCGAGTACGGACATGCTTTACTCCTGAGATTCCTTAGGTTCTTCACCCCACATCTCTAAGGCCCGCTTCAGAGCTTGGATACCTTGTGCCCGACTGGCGCCCATGACTTCACCGGCCCCTGCGAATAGCGAGGACCACGGGCTTTGATCGAATACGTAGATGGGCTCACCCCAATCGTCCTCCTCGTAGGCATTCCACGGCTCAAACAGCAGGTCGGCTTGGAGTTCACTCAGCCCCAGCGATGTCCGCGCATAATCCCATGCGAGGTCGATATCGCAGGCCAAGGGAGTCGCCCACGCGGTAGGGCGGCTTAAGCCCACCCACTCGCCGACCAGACAGCCAGCAGTCCCGCACGTCGATGAGTCGATGAGGATCGACGTCATTCTGAACGTGAAGCCTTTTTGCTTCTCTTCGTCTTCCATGAAAGCGATCAGTCGGAGTGTGGCTTCGCGATTCATGGCTACTGCCCCAATCCCGCGATCATCACCGGCACGATAATGAGAAACGCGAGAGCCAGGATGAGGACGATCATGTTCTCGTTGTCGTCATTGGGACGGTTGTCGTCTCCCCAAAACGGCGCCATTACTCCACCTCCGGCAGCGAATCGATCACCCTTGCCAACTCGTCAGGCGTGAGCTCGTCCAGTCGCTTTGAAAATTGCGTAATCATGAAGCCGTCAATCTCTCCAAGGCTCGTGATGCCCTTCCGGCGTAATGTGGCCTTGATCTGCTCCTTCAGGTTTTCCGGTGTGTCCATACAAGTTTCCTTTCTTGATTTGTATTTGGCTTGCCGGTATCGGGCGCAAGCTTCGCAGTTGCCCGGATACGGCTTCGAATGACCGCGCTTACAGACCTTCGGTTTGTCGGCGTAATAGCGGTTGACGTTCTCGGACTGGGTCACCGGCTCTAAATGGGCCGGGTTACAGCAGAGCTGGTTCTTACAGAGATGGTCGAGCGTGAGGCCGTCTTCAATCGGCCCGAGCATCAAGGTATAAGCGACTCGGTGAGGCCGAAGATTGGCGCCGGGAATGTTCCAGATGCCATACCGGCCACCGCCGTAGACGTTCTTTGTGACGCTCCCCTTCCACTCCCAGCAGTCAATAAGGGTGGTCTTCTCGACCTTCCTCCAGAATCGGCGTGCCTGCTCATTCGTGAGTGTTGGGATTGGGTAGGGTTTCATTTAGAATGCCCTCCAATGCGCAAGAAGACTGGATACGTGCAGCGACGTGGAACGTCGTGGCGAATCGCCTACCATGACGGAGACGGCATTCGACACTTTGAGACCCATCCCACCGAAGAGGACGCCCGACGAGAACTTGCCCGCCGATTGGCTGATGTCGCGGGAGGCATACCGGTTTCGTCGAAACCCAACGTCGTTACGTTTCGAGAGCTCGCGTGCGATGTGATCAACGATTACAAGGTCAACGGGTACAAGTCCCTTGACGACATGGAGGCCCGGTTCCGCCTGCACATTGACCCGGCGTTTGGATCCAAGAGAGCGGCCGGCATTACCACCGCGCAGTTGAACGCGTACATCGTGCGCAGGCGCGCCGAGACTCCAGCCCCGTCTACCGCGACCATCAACCGAGAGCTCGAAGCAATCCGTCACACGTTCAAGCTGGCGATTAAGGGCGGCAAGCTGTTCCGGATGCCGCACATCCCCCACCTGAAAGAGAACAACGTCCGCAAGGGCTTCTTTACGCGCGCGGAAGTGGACGCGCTGTGCGCCGCTCTCCCGGAACCCTATTCGAGCTTCGTGCTGTTCGGGTTTCTCACCGGTTGGCGAAAGGCGGAGATTGCCGAGCTCCGATGGACGAACGTGGATTTCGTGGCGGGAGAGATCCGTCTGGACCCAGGGACCACCAAGAGCGGAGAGGGTCGCGTCTTTCCCATGACCGATGAGCTCAGCGAACTGCTCCAGTCGGTAAAGCCGATGAAGCTCAAGGCGTCCAACTTCAGAGGCGGACTGGAGACCATGGCCGAGAAGCAGGCTCGCTTCGTTCCCTACGTGTTCTCGATCAACAAGAAACCAGTCCGACAGTTCCAGAAGACATGGAAGCGCGCCTGTAAAGCCGCAGGCCTTCCGGTCATCGAAGATATGCACGGCAACGTCATTCGATGCGTGCGCATTTTCCATGACCTGAGACGGAGCGCCGTCAAGCAGTTCATCTTTCAGGGAATACCGGAACGGGTGATCATGCAGATGTGTGGATGGCAGACACGAAGTGTCTTTGACAGGTACTCGGTTGTCGGTGTGGCGGATCTGGAGATTGCGCGAGAGAAGATCAACGCGGCCAAAAGAGCCGGGAATAGAGCCAAAGGGGCAGGCGGAGGCTTGTAAGTTGTATAGCCCCGGGCAGAGTCGAACTGCCGACCTCCGGTTTAGGAAACGGATGTTCTTAAACAGCATCTTTCCTCCTAAACCCGCCCATCCACTCATACTTAGTCGTCCGCAATGTCCTAGAGCGCGACCGGCGGCTCTTTTCTAAAAGAGCCCGACTTTCCTCGGCTTTCACTGTCTCTACCGGGGCGTGTGAGCCATCAAAAGAGCCGACTTCAGAGCCAGGGTCTTTACGCACGCCGTTGTACTTTGCGATCAGCCTATCTAGTTCGGATTCTTCGATCAGATAGCCGCGACGTTCAGGAAGATTCACCGTCGGGAGTTCGCCCGAGTGGATGAGCTTGAGCACGGCGTTGTAACCAATCCTCAGCTTCACCTTGACCTCTCGCGGCGTTAGTAGATTCAAGACTCCCCCATCATCCTGTTCAGCGCCGCCACTTCGTCGACGGCGTTCCCTTCAACTTCCGACTGTGTCCAGATGCCCGCCAGCATGTAGGACTCGTTGGCCTGACACCGGAGGCACTTCTGAAGCACGGTCGTCGTCGGCATCGCCATGAACGGCAGGACGCTTTCCTTGGGCTCGATGGCTCTCACTCCGACAACCTTCCACTTGTGACCGAAGATTTTGCAGCGCATACAGACTCCAGACAGACAGATTCAGACGGAAAGCCCGCGGTTGCGTCGGATGTCCTGCACTAGCAGCCGTGCGGACTTACGCGCATCGCGCGTGGAAGCGCCGCCGACGTAGTTCTGCCGGGCCCAATAGTCGATTGCTTCCTTCTTGTGGCACACCGGACACGGGATGTATTCCGCAGGTGCGTAGAGGTCGCCATTGCTGTCGCAGTGGTCAGCGTCGAAAAGCTGCCCGTCCATGCAGATGGAGTCCGGGTAGCTCGCGCCGAATTCATAGCCTTGATATCCGCAGCTCACCTAGACCTCCACCCTCTCTTCAATTACCACCGACTCCACCAGCGGTCTCACCTGCTCTTCAATCTGCGATAAGCGGTCGATCTCCGCGAATTGTGCGGGTGTCAGACGAAGCACGTCGTTGGCGTAGACGATTGCGTGATCCGGATTGCTGTCAGGTCTCAACCGCACTCCGGAAGCCGTGCTCCAGCTTGGCGGCATGATGAACGTCGCCATCAGGTGCTTTCCGATTCTCGCGCACTGGTCGTCGTTGCCGGATTCATGAAGATGGATAAAGGCGCACTTACTGCCACCACCGGCAGTACTGGGCTCACCGCCGATCCACTGCTTCTCCCACCCGTCGAAGACGCTCTTGATCTCCATGGATTCTCCTAGGCTGACTTCTTCTCAGTAACCGTGACTTCGAGCCCCAACGCTTTCGCAACGCGCGAGTAGGTGTCAATCGTCGGAACCTTCACGCCGCGAAACATCTGGTAGAGGGTTGCCACGCTGACGCCGGATAGCGCCGATAGCTGACGCACGCTCAAACGGGGCTGCTTCCTGAATGCGCTCTTAAGTGCCCTAACCTCGGGCCGAATCAGTGTGCTCATGTGTGCACTAAAGTAAATGCATGAGTACTAAAAGTCAAACGGATTTTTTGTAAAGGGTAAAATCTGTTCCGAGAATTTCTAAACTAACTTGATTACAGCGGGCGCCGCGCTGGGATATTCTTGGCCGGACGATCAAAAGCACTACCGCAGGAGGACTATTGGTGATGGCACGCATGGACGCGCAGGCAAACGCACGGAAGCACCTCAACTATATTCTGAAGAACGGTTCGGTGGTGGTAGTGGGGCGGGTGATTAGGTATCTGGAGAAGATCAGCGAACTCGTCTCTTCCCTATCCTCAAAAAGTCAGACACGTGACCGGCGCAGTCGGTAACCAGGCGGCGCGTTGTGGTGTGAGATAGTCCCTCGCGGAGCGTGCGCAGCACGTCCACGTCGTCCTTCGACAGCTTCTTCGCTTCGTCAATCTCGGACTCCAGCAACAGTCGTTGAAAGAACACATAGAGCGACGTGTCGCAGGCGATAAGCCAGTCGTTGAGCGTTTCAACGGTGGGACTGGAATCCCCGCGCTCCAGCTTGTACACGTGTTCCTTGCTGATTTTGGCGCGCACGGCGAATTTCTCCACAGACGTCACACCAGCAGAGTCCATGTAATTCAGTCGCAGCGCCTTTAGTTCAGCTTTTACCCAATCTCGCAACTTCAATCTTTCCGGCCCTCGTCGCCTCGTAAAGAGTGTGGGCCACAGTCATGCACTTTTGTACTTGACACATAGTGTACGGCTGGGTACTATAGTGCACGTTGGTGAGCTTAGAGCGAATCAACGCATTACGCAATCGCACTTAGGAGCGGGACCGAATGGCACTAACGAACTTCCTGAACACGCCGCTACCGGCAGTTATCAACGTCGACGTGGCCGAAGAGGGAGAGACCTGCGAACTGAATGCAGGTCGTTGTGAGGACTGCCATATGGGAGAGAAATTCACGGATGAAGACAACGACTATCCCGTTTGTTACGGATGCCTGATGCACGCCCGCCGAGAGCTGTGGGCGGATGCGAGAGTGGAGGACTGATGGAAGCGCAGGGCAGCGTCGAGCTGTATTTGTTCCTCGGAAAGATTGAGGCTCTGGTCCGCTTGGCTGAGACCGGCTCAATCTCGCCAGAGGTTGCCATGAAGGGCGTCTCTGCTGAGATGCGCGAGGCCCTGAACGCTATCGGCATGAAGCCGATCTGGGAAAGGGCCGAACGATGAGCACCGAACTTCAGACCCACGAGCCCCACTTTATCGAGCACGACTTTCAGGTCTACGCCATCGCGAGATGCGCCTGTGGATGGCAAGGACGCCTCCACGAGGCGCATAAAGACCGCGCGGGGTTCATGTTGAACGCTCAGGCGGAGATGAAGGCGCATTTGGAGGAGAGCCAGTGACGCGGGCGGAATTCACCGTTATCCGCTTGGAGGCAAGTCTCGACGTGCTGGGATTCGCGCTGAAGATCGGCGCGCCACCACATCGGATTAAGTGGCTATTGGACCGATCAAAGGAATTGCTCGGTCAACTGCAGAAGGCCATGGAGGGCCGGGAGGAGGAAGGATGAAGGTCGTCATTGAAAGAGCGAAGTGGGTGCGGGGTGGGAAGAATGGATGGTCCTCTCTGCTGAACGACAAGGGCTGTATGTGCTGTCTTGGGTTCGTTGCGAAGGCGCACGGATATGAGGATAAGCACCTACTTGGAGCCGGATTTACACCGCGAGACGGCAAGACGCGCTGGAGCGGCGCCCTGTCGTGGCTTGGCGGCATAGGCGGAGAATGCGCCGAGATCGCTGGCATCAACGACGTCACCGGCCAAGACGAGGATGCTGTACGGGAACGGAAGCTGACCGCACGATTCGCCGAGCACGGCATCGAACTGGAGTTCGTATGACTTTGACCGTGGACAACCGAAATCTAGCGGACATGACCGCCTTCCTGGAAGACCGCGTGGAGGCCATGAAGAAGCGCATCACGGAGTTAGAACGCGATATCCGGATCAAGGACGAGCTGATTGATGAACTGATGGTGGAGAGGGAGCTTGAGGGATGCCGAACATCTTTGTGATTAGCGACCCGCACTTCGGGCACGCGAACATCATCACCTTCTATCAGGGCAAAGAGAAGATGCGCGATTTCGCGACGGTGGAAGAGATGAACGAGCACCTCGTGACGTCGATTAATGCCGTGGTCCGGCCGCAAGACCAGCTTTACATCCTCGGTGACGTCTGCCTCAAGAAGAAGGATTTGCCGATTCTCGGGCGTCTGAACGGCGAGCTAAAGCTGGTTCGTGGCAATCACGATACGTGCGAACTCACGGCGCGAAGGTGATTGACCACATGGTCATGACCCATATTCCGGTTCACCCGATCAACGTAGCCCGCTGGCGCTGCAACATTCACGGGCACATTCACAACAGCATGTCGCCGAGCTCGTACACGCCAGCATACGGCCTGAAATACTTCAATGTGAGCTGCGAGGTTCTCGACTACACGCCCATCAGCATCGAGCAAATTAAGGCTCAGCTGCAGATGTGGGAAGGGAGAGCCAAGCAATAAGTTTGCCCACGGGCAAAGGTGGAGGCGCGGCACCTTAAAGGCGCGTCACTGTGTTGGTTCACGCTGGGGAGAACTTGAGGATTCACTTCTTTAAAGGGGCCTCTCCAGCGGTTGTATAAACGGGGGCCGGATATACCGCCCGGTCCCCTCTTTTTAGCGAGTACCCATGCCTATCTACAAGATCGCATCCAGCATTGAAACCAATCCCAAAGTCCGACTCGTTGCGGCGACCAACAAAGCTCAGGCGTTGGCCCATGTGGCGAAAGGGACATTCACGGTCGAAGCGTGCAGTCCTGACGATGTCGCCCAGGCATTCATTGAAAGCGGCGTGAAGGCTGTCGAGAGAGCGGGCGAGTAATGCGAATCATCAAAGCGACAGACGCCATTCCCGTAGAGCATCCGGTGTTCTGCATCTTTGGTCAGCCGGGTATCGGGAAGTCGAGCTTGGGTTACTCGGCGAAAGACCCTCTGCTCTTGGATTTCGACGAGGGTGCCCATCGAGCAGCGAATCGGAAGGACACGCTCCTGATTAAGTCTTGGGCGGATGTCAACGAGATTGACCGTGATGCTCTCGCACCGTACTCGACTGTCACGGTTGACACGGTGGGTCGATGCTTGGACCTGCTGGCCCTGGACATCATCGACGCCAACCCGAAGATGGGTAGAGACGGCAATTTGACCCTGCAGGGCTACGGTGCCCTTGGAACACGGTTTCGAGGGTGGATTACGAAGCTTCGCGCATTCGGCAAAGACGTTGTTCTGATCGCTCACCACAAGGAAGACAAGGACGGGGATTCCATCATCATTCGGCCGGATATCACCGGACGCTCTTACGGCGAAGTGATGAAGAGTTCCGACTTCGTTGGATTCGTCTACATGAACGGGAAGAACCGATACATCGACTTCAACCCCACAGACCGATGGGTGGGAAAGAATCCTGCGAATTGGAAACCGTTGCCGATTCCCGAGATTGGGAAGGCGCAATCCTTCCTTGCGGACCTGATGGACAAAGGGAGAGCGGCGCTCGGGAGTATCAGCGCCGAATCCGCTCAGATTACCCAACAGGTAGACGACTGGCGTTCGGCCTTTGAGGCCTACACCACAGCGGAGGAATGCAACAAGGCATTGCCTCAGGTGACGGCCCTGACGGGCATCGTCGCCCCTCAGGTGAAGAAGCTCCTCATGGATAGAGCGAAGGCTTTAAAGCTGGAATGGAGTCCCCAGACAAAGGCGTTCGTCGAATTGGTGGGCGCAAAGTGAGAATCTCAGCCACAACGCTGGAGTCGTTCCGACTCTGGTCCGATCCAGACCAGGAATGGATGTCCGAAGAGAGCCTGATTGACACCATTAAGGGGAAGTTCTCTCCTACCCCGAAGATGCTTGTCGGTCAGGCTTTCGGACGGGCTCTGGAGAAACCAGACAGGTGGAGAGTAGACGGCGGTTACGAGTCCTTCGTCCATGACGGCAAGGGATGGCTGGGCTACTTCTTCAGCGAAGAGATGATAAGACCCGCCATGGAGGTCTTCGACCGTCGGGGAGTGTTCGAGGTCAAGCAGGAGAAGCAGTATCTCGGGCACACCGTGGTGACAAAAGCCGACCAGATTCTCGGGACCAGGATTCACGAGAACAAGACCACGACCAGCAGCTTCGACTTCGACAAATATGCACAGTCGTGTCAGTGGCGATTCATGGCCGATATGTTTGGGGCCTCCGCTGTTCAATACAACGTGTTCTGCATCACGGAAAGCGGAGACACGCTCAAGAGCATCGAGCAATTCACGCTCTACCCGTATGCGGACATGGAGTCCGACCTGTTTCAGTTGGTCAGCGAGTTCGTTTCTTTCGTTCAGGGCCGACGGCTTGAAGAGTTCCTGCAGCCAAAGGTGTACGCATGACCGCGCTACCTAAGCCGGCCCGAATTCGAGACGAAGCCTATCTGGACTACGTCCGCGGCCTTCACTGTATCGCGGCGTGTCTGCATAAAGCCGAACCTCATCACGTGGATTTACCCGGGCAGGCGAAGACCGGAAGCAAGGCGAACGACGACAGGACCGTCCCGATGTGCAGGGCTCACCATCGAGAGCTTCACGATATAGGGATTGCGCGGTTTGAGGCCATCTACGAACTGAGCCTGGAAGCGGCAATCTTGGAAACCCGCAGAGGCTACAGACCACCGAAGCGGAGTCGCACCGTCGAGCAGAAACCCAAGGTGCTGCACATCGCCGTCCGTTGCATCTGCAAACAGATTCACAAATTACCCCCCTCTAAAGTCAATGGGGGCTGGCAGTGTCCCATCAGTCGTCAAAGAGTGGAGGCTTGAAACGTGAGTGAATCATTCGGCAGTTTCTTAGACCAAGACCCGGAGTTGTCCGCGAAACCGTTACGACTGCTGGCCGACACGGATATCAGTCAGCCGTGGGAAGTAGACGAGCACGGCATTTTCCTGCTGGCAAACGGCAAGTACGCCTATATCGGCATCAGCGGTTGTTCATGCTGGCCGGATCGCGGTGGCACAGACGTTGAGGAAGCGGACTCACTTGAAGAACTGCACGACAAAGTAGCGGCCGGCAACGGTGAATGGTCCTACGGTCTAGGCCTTGTCGCGTGGCGCAGCCTTGTTGAAGAAGCGAAGTCAGCTCCACCGACGCCGGTGGTGTAGACGCCATGCAATCCACCGATGTTTCAGCTTCACTCGGCGACTACGTCTCAGGCAGCAAGACCGCTGGATACGTCACGATTCGCGTGATGCCACAACCGAGGCCGCTGGTCGATACGTCGACGGATATCAGTAGCCTCCGCCCAGAACCGCGCTCATAGGAGAAGAGAAGAATATGGACGACTGTGGAATCTGCAATAAGCACATGAGCGTTACAGATGCTGAGGATGCGCTGTTCGTGCACGTTGGTTGCGTCGGTACGCCAGCAAGAAAGCCTCCTGCCGATCCGGAGCGCAACTACGCCATTCTCGCGGCAGCTTCGCGGTTGATGGTTAGTGACATGACCGCGTGGCGGTACAGCGTTGAATATCCGGCGACGGACAGAATTCCAGTGATCGTCACGTGTGCCGAGCAGCTTCTCGCCGAAATCGAAAGCAGGCAGCAATGACCCCCGCATCCCAGGACCGCGCGCTCGCGGAGTTCTTCGAGCCGTTTGAGACACTGGAGGACATTCTCGGCGAACCACACGGCGCACTATCGAAGGGCGGCTGCTGGCAGTGGATTGACGAAGAATTCCTCGACCCAGATGCGGCCTTCTGGCAACCCAGAGACTTCACGTCGCCCGACCTGTCGATGATGCTGCTCAAGTGCTTAGAACTTGCCATCCGCGAGGCCGCCGTCCGCGCTATTGGGAAGTGGGAGGAGCGAATGGACTTGATGAAGATTCTGAACGATGTTCTGGCCTCACACCCTTGTAACTGCATATGTCACGGTCCACAAAACACCGAGAACCTTGACGCTGGCTGCGAGGATTGCGCCAACGATGTTCATGACGACAGGAGGAACGATGGCTGATCTGGGGTTGAGGAAAAGCGTACACATTGCGTTGGGCTGGCAAGAGCGTGATCGCCACTCACAGAAACAGCATTTGTTCACCGCTGAATCGTTGGCGATGCTGCCCGCAGTCGAAGCCGACGACGGCGAAGCGTTGAAGGCGCTGAAGCAGTTTCTGGCAAAACGCGATTGGACGGCGACGCTGGACATCAACGTCAATGAACGGAACGGCTGCATTATCACGGATAAGAGCCGCGTCGTGGCGGATGTGTTGCACAAAGAAACCCTCGCCCTCGCCATCTGCCGAGCGATTGTGCAGGCTTCGCAACGGGAGACGAAATGACGCTGAATCCGAACAAGGTAGGCATCACGATTTACTGCGCCTCTTGTGGGCGTCCGAAGGTTCCGATTGGTCGCAGCGTGTCTATCTATATGTCCAATTCGATATGCGCCCGCGATTCTTGCTACGGCTACTCCGAGGAACCATACGCAGGATCGTTGTGGCCCGGAGAATCCGAGGCAGACTTTGGCTATCCAGTATCAGACCATGGAACGGCGATTGTGCAGGCCGCTAAGGAGGAGACAACGACATGACTCAAGCTGAAATCGACGTATCAAACCTGCGGTTCTACGCGCAGATGTTCAATGAATACAAATGGGAAACAGACGTCCTGCACTGGTCAGTATTCCGAGGCACCCTTGAGGAAATTGCAAGCCGTTACGAAAACTTGGTTCGGCAGGCGGCGCAGGCATCGGAAGGAGAGAAAGCGTGAAGGACCGTCCTGAAGAGTGCGAAGGTTGCGCTGAAGCCGAAGCGCCCATCTACCCGTTCAATATCGCCATATCAAGCCCCGGCTGGACGAATACGGTTAATGAGGCGTGGCTGTGTGCAGATTGCCAGTACAAGCTGTCATTCGAGAAAGGCTGGTTTCAATGACCGACCTGAAGACCATGGAGCGGGAGATTTTGGAGAAGGCCATCCGTGGAGCCCTCAAGTGCTTCGTCGATGCTCATGGCCCGATGACAGCGGATTTGATTCCAAGTGCGGCCAAGCGGGTTGCAGGTCAACTGTCCGCTGAAATCGGACGGTTCGATAACACACTACAATCAAAGGAGTAATGGGTTGGCTAGACGAATGCGATACACGATACAGGAGGATGGCTGCGACATTGAAATGATGCTGCCTGACATGATGCACAGCGATGACATCACAATCCTGGAGGATTACTTCGCGCTAGTAATAAGCACTTTAAGAAGACACCAAATCGCCGCCGTATTGGACGACGATGCAGGTGCGCATCTCAACCAGCCCGACGACGAGGATTGATTCAATGACCGCCTGAGTTCGAGAAGCTGCTGGAGGAGAGATGACACCGACTGAGTTTGAAAAGCTGTTAGAGCAATACCGCGATTCTTGTGCTGATGATTATTGCGGACCGGGGTATTCATTACACGAAGTCGAGGTAAGGCTGCGAACAGCAATGCGTGACGCCTATGTGAAACTGGAGCAGGAGAACGAGCGGTTGAAAGCGGCGCTGAAGAAGTCCGTCATCCACTGTTTTATGTCGTTGTATTGGTGCATGGAGTGTAAATCGTCTGCACGGTTATCGAGCGACATTGACCACGCGCCCGACTGCGTCGTGAGGGGGTTGTAGATGGAACTCTGCGAGAAAGAACCGCACATCTTTCCGCCGAACGGTGGGAAGTGCCTGCTGTGCGACATGGAACTCGTGATTTCGTCCGGGGACGCGGTCTTCGTTGGCGGCGCTGAGAATCTAGCGTGGTTGCCCGAACTGCCGGCGCATGAATCCACCAAGGCCGTGAGATGGGCGGAAGCCTACGCCGCTCGCAGCAAGGTCACCCTGGAATGGCTACGCTCTCACGGGCGAGACGTGCGGGAGTGTCACTGCGGGGCTCCTGAGTGTGAAGGCTGGCAGATGGTCAACGTGAAGCTCTACGAGGAGGAACAGGCGTGGAGAGGAAGGCACTGATGGAACCTGAAGAGTTTGAGAAGTTGCTCGACGAGTACACTGCCGCGCTGGAATCTTGCGCCGGCATGGACGCCACTCCGAACGAGACGCCCGAGGAGATTGAAGCGCAGAAGGAAATGCACGGCGTCGAACTGTTGGCACGCCAGAAGGTTCTCGACGCATTCAAGAAGCTCTACGACGATTTCGAGGCATACCAAGACGCCGGATGGAAGGAATAAAACCCAACCCGCCGTATTGACAGTTATTCGTGGTTGTGGGAGGATTCGCGGAATTTGGCTACGTGAGGCAAGGATGCTTTTTTATCTAGCGGTTGGGCTGGTTGGCGTGATGGTGGTGAGCATGTTGGGCGCGGGAGCGATCCTGATTCTAAGCCAGTGGACCTCGTGGCGGATCGAGTGCCGGCGATGCCGAACCTGGCATCTCCCAAACGACTATCAGGCCCATCGACGAACGTGCGGTAAGAAGAGACTTTCTCAGGAGGAGCAAGGTGGATACGCTGAAGAAGACGTCAGGGGATAAGGCGACGGGATACCGTTTCCTGTTGGACAACATTCATCAGAACGTCAAGGGTGACATTCGACGACTGAGTCGGGAGCAGCACATTCATCTGCTGGAGACCATCCGCGTTCTGACGGATTTCCCGCAGCAAGAGAGTGAACCGGAAACAGCGACCGTGTACATTCTGGAGAGCGCGACGTCGATGGAAGTGAAGACTCAGACGCGCGGAAAGCTGGAATATTTCCTGTCAGTGGACGGGGCCAAGCGCTGGGCCGGCGAGGGAGATTGGAGCGAGGTTGAAGGCGTGCTCTATCGTAAGCTCGGAGACGTGCTGCAGACGATCACACAGCGACCTTTGCTTGAATAGGCTCCCTCCTCCCAAAACTACGGGGAGCCTTCTTTTTATCCGATAATCTCCGCAACGATGTCTTTGATTATCTGCTGTCCCCAATCGGTCGTGGCAAAAGCCACTCCCACTCCGAGGACAATCAGCAACAGCACGTAACGCCCGTAGGCGTTCAAGAATTCCATCATATGGTTTTCCTTCCTATCGTGTTAAAATGCGTTCCGTGAACCGCAACATCCAACTTCGATTAAGCCTCTCGCAGTACTCATCTAGTCGACTCTACTAGTCCCTTTCCCGTCTGCTTTCGCCCCCGTAAACCAATTGGCAGAGTTGCCGTGCTCAAAATACGGATGTTGTAGGTTCGAGTCCTACCGGGGGTACTTGCCGTGGTGGCTGAGTGGTTCAAGGCGCTGGGCTGTAGACCCAGATGGTGCGATCGCATCAGAACGGTGGTTCGAATCCATCCCGCGGCACTTCGGAGGAGTGGGTGAGTGTGGTAATACCAGCGGTCTCGAAAACCGCCGAGGCGTAAAAGCTGACCGAGTTCGATTCTCGGCTCCTCCGCCAACTTGAAGTGTCCGCATGGCCGAGAGGCAAGGCAAACGCCTGCAAAGCGTTGTGACGTGGGTTCAAATCCCGCTGCGGACTTCGGAGACGTGGCCGAATGGTTAAGGCGCTCGGTTGCTAACCGAGTGGGGCCGCAAGGTTCTTGCAGGTTCGAATCCTGCCGTCTCCGCCTCACTCCTTAAACCCGCCGTACTTCTTCGGCAGGAACTCGGGAAAGGTGAATCGGTTGACGCGCGGTCGTTCCTCGAATGAGACAAACTGGCGCGTGAATTCGATCATGGTCTTGTTGACCCGCTCGAAGAAGTTGTAGGCGTCCTGATCACCGACCAAAGGCATATACGGATGCATCAGAGTCGGCACGTCTGCGGGGTTGACCTGATATCGTTTCCCATTGAACTCGAAGCCTGCGGGCTCCGCTTGCTTGACTGGCTTTTTCATAAAGAACTCCTTGAGGTTCACTCGCTGCCTTTCAGACGGCGGAAGATTCGTGTTTCTTTGAAGAAGAGGCCCAGAATGGCGCCGCCGATCCAGCGCAGCCACCAGGTTTGACTTTCTGAGGATTGCTCGATCGCCGTTAGCCGGCTTTCAAATTGCCGCGCGATCGCTCGATAGGCCACGACTTCGCCGGAGAGTTCGTCTACCCGTCGGTCTTGTTCTCGAATGTAGGAATTGAGCCGTTCTTGAATGACCTCAGGCCGCACCGTTTGAGCAAAGATGTCCATGGCAAGGACACAGGCAAACGTCAAGACCGCCACAAACATCAGGAATACACGCATGGGCTCTCCACGAAATTCCATAGGTGAATTGCCGGCCCTCTCGTAGTCTCTCGGGCAGCCTTTCAGCCTCGTACACAGGTTGAAGGGTCAGGCTCCGTCTGAGTGGCGACTCGGGCGGGGCCGCTCGTTTACTTACGCTTCTTGGCCTCGAGCGCCTTACGAATGGTTTCTCTCCACTGCGTAAAGGTTCTGGCGTTTGCTCCGAAGCCGAATTCCACATCGCCGGCACGACTGAGAGCTTCTGCGATTGCGTCGGTTTGCTCATTCACGACAAGCTCCCGAACGGAGGCTTCAATCTTTTTGTAAAGCGGGTTATTGCCGTCGACTTCGATGGCCTTTGCCAGACGGCCCGGAGACTCCTGAAATCCTTTAAGTTCGGGATAGGCCGCTTTGACGCCCCTAACTCTTCGACCGCCTTCCTCGATTCGACCTGTTACTGGATCTCGGAAACCGACGGTTCGGCCGGTCATTTCCCCGACGGCGCCGCCCTGAATCTCTTGTTGAATGGCCTTCATCCTCATGAGCGTGGCATCGTCGATGGCTTCCCGAACCGGATCCAGCGCTTTTCCAACCTGACCGAGCGATTCCGCCGACATGCGCGCTTTGACGTGTTTGCCCCATTCCGCGGGTATTCCTCGGACATAGGCTTCTCGTTCCGGCGCCGGAGTGACCAGTGTTCGGCGTGGTGGTTGAGGTTCCGGCAGAAGACCGCGAATCGGCCGGCGCGCATACTCCGCAGGAATACCCCTGACATAGGCTTCTCGTTCCGGCGCCGGAGTGACCAGTGTTCGGCGTGGTGGTTGAGGTTCCGGCAGAAGACCGCGAATCGGCCGGCGCGCATACTCCGCAGGAATACCCCTGACGTAGGCTTCTGGAGTCGGAGGCGGCGTCACGAGAGCGCCAGTCCCCAGGTATCCCGCGACATTCACTGGCTTCACTTCTACCGGATGTGGTTTGACCGTCCAGCGTTCAAAGGCTCCACGTATCAGAGCATCGGCCGAGTTGCGCTCCCGGATGAAATCAGGGATCTTCCGCCCAAGTAGAGCAGGGCCAAAGTTCTCGACAACGGCGGCCCTCGGAGAAAACGGAAACCGCGCTACACCCTTTGCCACTTCAAACCCGGCCTGCAACTTTCCAATCTGCTGAGTCAGGCTATCCGGCTGTTGACGATTGGCGACATTGACTCGGCGCGCCGTTTCACGCTCGAGATTCATCAGGGCGCCGTAACGCTTCTGAAGTTCCCGCGGTCCACTGCCGCCGCCTTCAATATCGAACGAGTTATAGATGAGCTTTCGGAGAGCGCCGGCCTCCGCGACAAGTGCTGCTGTTTCCGGATTAGCCCGCTTGGCGACATTCCGCGCGGCCG